TTAGCTACATAATCATTAATGACTTCAGGTATAACAACCTGCTCCCATACATCAACGCTATTAGCCACAAGTTCTCCGTCTGGAGAAAAGTATTCACCAGATTGCACATCTACAGTATATCCCTCTTGTATAGCAAGACTTGTGTAGTGTATGTTGTTATTTGACAGCACCCACTCCTCTAAAGGATTATACCCATAAGGTTCAGAGATACGCTGAGCAACCCCAACATTGAAACTGAGGCGGTCATTTACATTCAACCTTAATCTCTGAGATCCCTCAAAGTATTGTACGTCAGCAAATCCGTCTTGTAAATACTCAGCCTTGGCTATCCAGTTTTTTGCCACATAACGCAGGAAGTAATCTTGATCTAAAAAGTTTCTACCTTGCTGTCTACGCCAGTCGGCCTCAAATAAAAACTCAAAGCCTTTTACTTTACCTATAGTAGCAGCATCACTGTATGATTTCTCTGTTCCGTCATAGAACACATTAGCTCGGTTCTCATATCCAAATCGAGCGATCTTACGAACACCAGCGGTAAACGAATAGTCGAAAGGAGTCTCTAGTACATCTGTCTGCAATCCATTTGTTACAGAATAAATGTTGTCATCAGCTATGGAGTTACCACCGCTAAAGGCAGTATAGAATGTAGCAAACTTAAGTGTCTTCTTTAAAGTTTGTCCATTAGCTGTAAATGTTGCAAGAAGAAACACCCCTAGCATTATTAGAGCATATACAACTGAAGATAAATCCTTTCTTTCTACCATCACAGCTCGAATCCAAAGTTTAAAATCATAAATCTAAATCTCTTACAATGTCCTTTCTTTTCACAAGCAGGACATGGACAGAATGAAATCTCAAGTACAGTAACTGTACCAATTCTTAAGTTAATTTCATACTTTTCTTTTTTGTTTCCAGCGTTCCAGCTGTTTATCCAATCTATTTTCATTACGCTAAAATTACACGGTTATAAAATTCTAAATCTATATCTTTAATAGGATTGATAAAGTTAACACGACAATACCTATTAATTTCTTGCCTCTTTGTCTTACTATTTGTCACGCAGACATTAGCAGCTTGGTATTGAGCATTCTTCGTTAAAAGCTTATCAACACGATTTTTTGTTGTTTTGTTTGTTTTGTAACTCATGATTTAATTATTTTTTTAATTATAGTTCTTTCGTTATACCTAATTGCAACTTGATAGAAGCCTTTAGGTAGGTCTGTAAGGTCAATTCTTTTTTCTCTAGTCCCAGCTACCACAATTTGTCCTAGTGCGTTATATACCTCTGTAATTACGTTTAGGGAAGTTTGTATGTTTAAAACATCTGTTACTGGATTAGGATATACATTATATACATCGTGTATATCATATACATCAGTAGGCCATCCAGCTTCACAATAATCATATAACTCAATACAAGCCCCATCCCATGCAACTTCACAACAGTATGGATCAATATCGATAATCCAGGCATAGCATGAATCGTTGTACCAATATGGTACACCAGGCTCACCTACACACCCAGCATCGTATAAACATAAATCCTCATTAGACGTGTTGGCTAACTCGTTGTAATTGAACGCATTAGGGTCCATGCAATCAACAACTACTTCAACGCAAGAATCTTCAAGTTCTGTATTAGCATCTGGGTTATAGTTAAAGGCTTCTGGATTCATACATCCGTATACAAAAGGAACACAGCTATTATTCTCTGTGTTAGCATCTGGATTGTAGTTAAACTGCGTAGGATCGGTACAACCAAATATTACTGGGATGCATTCACCAGGATCTGTGGCCGAGGCATTATAGTTAAACGCTGTGGGATCTTGACAACCTAGCACCTCTAACTCATCACACACACCATCGCCATCGTAGTCATTTACACAGCTGTTATTACAGTCATAATACTCAACTGGATAATTGCAATCAGAATTAGTATTAGCTTCTGAATCATAGTTACATGCAGTCTCATCGGTGCAACCATATATATAAGGAATACAGCTGTCACCACAGAAGGGAACAAAATGATACACGGTCCAGTTTGGCCCCGTGAATGGCTGAAGAGCCCCTTGACCGTTATTTATGAAAGGGTTGCTGCCCTCGGACAGTAAGGTGTCTCCCGATTCATTAAGAACGTATACGGAGTTGTGCAATGTTTGGAAAGCAAGCTCTTGAGATGACTGCTGTTGATTTCCAGCTTGAAAGTAGTATATATCAACCTCTTCATCAGAGTCTAATACAACATCCCATGACTGAGAGAACTCACCAGGCCCTACAGTAAATAACCACTGTTGTTCGCCCTGCACCATGCCTATCGTAGAATTACCCCATCCATCAGCTGCATCATCTTCAAGTACAATATGTACTGTACATGGACCTACAAGATCTGCTATTGTTGCAGTGCTGTCATAATTTAAGGCTTCAGGATTTGTACAGCCCCAAGTGTGCAGTGTCTCACAGGTGTCTGGCAACTCGGCTTCTGGATTATAATCTATATAATCATTATCCATACATCCGTAAATAGGCGGTGCTGGGGGGCATGGGTCAGGGAAAATAGCCCCAGAGTACATTGTATTGCCATCATCAAATTCCGTAAATGCAAGGTCCTCTAGCTCCCATAATACACTGTCGCATGCCGTAATAACACAAGCTCCGTCCTGACCGCCTGATGCGTAACCATTAAGGCCGTCTCCAAATTCATCTACTAAGACTAGTTCAAAACCTAAGCTAACACAAAAGTCATAACTGTATGTAACTAACTGGTCGCCAAAGTCGAATTCACCAGGTATAACCTGTGCATATGGCTGACCGTTTGCTATATTAACTAAGGTAAAACCAGTTTCGCCAGGCCATGTGTCCAATGTAAGATCCATAGAAACAAGAGTCTCAGTAGAATCGCATTCAAATACATTGCAGCTACCATTATCAATATTTGCCCACGGATTGTAGTTATTTGCAACAGGATCTGTGCAGCCAGGAAGAGGCGGTATACATGGTAAAAGCGTAAAAGGTATGGTGTCTAGTGCTGAATCAAAATCATATACCGCTGTATCTAAACCACAAGTGTTACTTATTCTGTACCATCCTTCTCCAAACCCACAGCATATACCGTCACCAAATGCGTCCATCATTACAAACTCGTAATCACCCGACGGCAAAAACACCATATGGTTTTGTAAAGTGTTATTCTGAAGCGGGGGGCTTACAGCCACGACGTTTGAATCACTGAGTATTTGCCAAGAGCTTTCTCCAGCGTACTGATCTGTTTGCACTTGCACATCTAGCCAGCTCCCTTGTCCTAGCACGCACGATGCTAGCATCCAAAATAAAAGTACTAATAAGTAAGATTTGTTTTTCATAATTTAAGATTCATGTATTGCTGAAGCACCTGTATATCTAGTGTCCCAATCATATTCAATCACAGCAGTAAAATACCAGTTTGTAGTACCCCCAGGGTCGACATCTGATTGAATTGTTATACAATACAGTTCGCCTACACTTATAGCAGCATTATCAAAAGTAAAATGTAGAGAACTAAAGTCTTTATCAGCGGCAACAAGTAAAGACTCTGTTTCTACAGACGACCAATTACCTGAACTGAAATGACTAGTCCCTATAGTTAATTTTTCTACTCCTATTGTTATTGTAGCGTCTGATGCTGGAGCCCAAGGTGTACCTCCAGGCAACCTCATGTTAACACTAAGAACCTTTAAATTACATGAAGCGAATCTACTTGTATCGTCGCCAACACCAGTAGACTGCTCTGATTGACTGTTTACTATAGGCATGTAAACCTTAGAAGTGCCAATATCGTCATTAAAGTTAAATCCAACTTCTCCAATAACTGTAGTTGGTGTAGCACCTGTAGCACCTGTTGCACCTGTAGCACCTGTTGCGCCAGTATCGCCTTTAGGACCTTTTCCGCTTACGGTTACATTAGAACTAGTAGAAGAGGTAACAGTTACAGAGCTATTAGCTTCTGATAGACTAATAGAGTTTGCACCGTTAACTGATACGTTAACACTGTCTCCAGATGTGGTACTTACAGAAACGCTCATTATTCAAATGCTTCAGTTACATCAGGATTTACAGTAAACATTCCTCTTAAGACTGTTTTGTGAGTATCTAAACCAGTGCTGCTTGGAAGTACATACTGTAAATCATAATTATAAACACCAGAAGGTACTTTACTCATTGTGTCTGCAGATGCCTCTATAGTGACATTGCCGCTATTATCAATAGTTGGGACTTCAAAATTTAAATCTCCACTTACATTAACTTGGTTTTTTACTCTACCTTGATTTTTTTTAGCTGCAGAAGCAGTGCTTAATATTAATTTAGATTCAGATAACCTACCTCTTCTAGAAGCAGATTGTGATTTTACCTGCATTAAAAACTCATAATTATTAGTAGATAAAGTAAGACCTGTCCCTGAAGAATCCTTTAAAGTAATAGTTAAAGAAAAAGTATCTCCCTTTCTACAAGTTATGTTTAATACATTAGAAGTATCTAAATTTACTGAACTAGCCATTTTATTGTTTTAATAGTTGATTAATCAATGATGCTCCATCCCCTTCAATCTCTTCCCTTTTTCCCTGTCTTTGAGATATAAGCTTACTTTGATCAGACGTTTGTTTAGTTAATCTCTCATCTTTACGATCTTCCTTCAAAACCTCTAATTTTTCTTTAAAGTTTTTATCGTCTTCTTTAAATCCTAATGTAGCTTGAGCTTTAATCATTTCGATTTCTTTTCTAGATTCATGCTTTATTTGTTCCAGCTTCATATCAATCTCTGCCTGCATCTGAATCTTTTGAGCTTCAAACTCAGCCGCTGCTTTCATTTCCGCCATTTTTGCCTGTTGAGCCTGCTGAGCTACCTGAGCTTGCATTTCAGCCTGCTGTTGAGAATTCTGCATAGCTATTTGTTGCATTATTGCCATTCTCTTCTTTCTTCTAACAATCAATAACCTTTCAGCCTGATTAATATCTTTAAGAGATCTAACAGATATTGCGTCCTCAAGATCTATTTCTTTCTGCTGAAGAGCCATTTGTATGTTTTGTTCCAGGAAGGCTTTCTCTTTCTCTTCCATATCCTTAACAACAACAACCCCAAAATTATACATAGGTAAATCTTTGAAAGACTTCAAAGCTTTCATATTTGTTTTACCTATAGCGTTTTCATATACATTGTGTAGAACAGAATTAGCAGGTATTATCTGTAAACACTTCACTATATCCTCACAAACCTTCTTATAGAGCATGAGAGAAGCATTTGTGATATCGTAAATTGCATTATTACCAGCTGCAATAGCTTGTTGCTGAACACCAACCAAAGCGTCTCCTTTTGGGCTTGAAGCATCCATAGCTTCATTAATGCCAGTTGCATCTCTAATAAGTCTTAAATAATGATTGTAAAGACCTATAAGTTCATTTATATTTCTTATACTATTCCCAATCTCTCGAACTGGAGGGTTTTGGAATCCTCCTTCTGCGTTTTTACTTCTGTAATAGAATACACCAGTCTGCTCGTATATATCGTGTAGTTCTAACGGTTGAAGTTCCCCGCCTTTTCCAAGCTGCACATTTTCAAGCCCTTCGATGTCTATAACCAAACCATCTGGTTTTGCTTTAGCTATAGCCTGTTGTATCTTAAGGTGTGTAAGTTGAAGCATATCCGCAAATCCAATACAACTATCCACCATGGATTTTGGAATCATATTGCGGATGTTTGTTGAAACAACAGAATAAGAAAGTCTAGCTTTACTTATGTCATGTATGTTTTTAGGAACATTTTTAGATCTACCATAGTTAAATAAGTAGTCACAACCTAAGATGTAGCTACCTCCATATACTGTAGATATTTCCATCTTGTGCGGCTTGCGCTCAAACACACTATTTTTTTGTTGCTTATAATTAAATCCTTTAAAGTAGAATCCAGTATTGCCGTGTTGATTCTCTTTTTCTTCAAAATGGATACAATCAACAGACATAAATTCAAAGTCTAGAACGTGTACCATATAATCATCATAACCATATGATGTCCTACCTAATCTATCGTTGAAATGCTTTTGTTCATACTTGGATGAATCATTACCATTCTTACCTCTAGATTTTTTTGCAATCTCTTCAAAATCCTCCTCTGTAAGCTCATCACTAGCGATTCTTTTTAACTCACTAATAGATATGTTTTTTATATGCCCAGCATATATTAAATCATCAAAATTTGGGTCTTCTGTATAACTATGTATAAACTTAGATGGATCTACGTAAGACACCTTTATGCCTTCATTAGGGTCATTAGATCTTTTTACTACAGACATACCCAGCGTTGCAAGGTCGTTAACGCATCTTCTAAATGTGCTATCTGTAAAATTATTCCAGTTAAGAGTTATCTCTGTACCTAACTGAGCAGATATTTCTCCTGTAGTTTTTATATTTGTTTCGTAGAATATTTCAGCTTCTTCTAAAGTCTCTGGTATTTGATCTGGATCCATATCCAAACTAATTCCACTCTTATCCTTAAAATTCTGAAGTTTTTCTTTTTGCTTAACTTGAAGCTCTATCTTATTCTTCTGTAAGTTTTTTTCTGAAGATGATACAGGATCTATAGCCTCTAAATTCGGATATGGGTTTATAGATAGTATTTTGTTTACTACTACTCTAACGAACTTAGGTAGAACAGGAACTGGTGTAAAATCCATGTTAAGTAAACTTCCATCACCCTTGTTTGGTTGAAGAGAATTTAATAACTGCTTATATATACTTGTATCTTGAACGCCAGTTGCATAATCTCTATCTTTTTCAAAGATTCTGTTTCTTTTACCCACTAAAGAAGAATCATTAGTGGTTTTACCCCACTGAGACTCTATTGCTTTTGCATACTGGATACCATACTCCTTGCTTTCTTTAACCTCTGTAGGTTCTAATGGATCAGGGAATCCTTGCTTACTTTTCTGATTGTTATTGTACATGCTTGAGATGCGGCATTTCTATTTAGCAAATATAGTAAATCATCCGACTACTTGATATCTCCTAAAAAACTGTTTTTCATTAAAGTTAGAAACCTTCTTTAATTTAGCTTTTTGAGCTCCGAGAAGAGCTAATCCAGAACTGATTGTAAGGTCAAACTTTGTCCTATTATCTATCTTATATCCTATCCAATCCTCTAATGTTTTATTAAAATACATTTTCCCCATTTCTCCAGTCTCTCTATTTATGCCTACATGGTCATGTATATAAGCCTCTATAGCGTGAGCGTGAGCTTGTATAACATCTTGAGAGTTAGAAGGAATTCCTTTTGTTTTAGACTTCATCCCGCTAGCACTAATTAAATGTTTAGGTCTATCCATTAAGTATCCATCGTAACCCCTTGATTCAAAGTACCTTGCAATACCATACTTATTGTTCTCAATTAATATAGGATACCCATAAAATACAGCAGCCATAAGTACATCCTCATAAAAAATCTTAGCTAGAGGGGGCCTAGCTGCATACTCCACAACAAACATGTTGGATGGATGCTCCATATGAAACTTATTATATAAATGTAGAGCCCCTTTGGACCCTCTACCGTCTACCGTAGCATCAAGATCATAACTATCGACACCACCCACCCCAAAGTCAGAATGAGGTGCAACTCTTTTGCCATAAACGCTTTTCTTTTGGTTTCTAAAATCTTGAGGAGGCATCCATGCAACTTTAAACCTACCTTGTGGATTTGGGTTAAAGATCACCTCTGTATCCTTCTCACCTCCCTTCCAAACAAAATTACCTTGAACTACAGGATTAGGAAATAGTTCATCATTATGTTCAATTTGCTCATAAATTTGACCTACATTAAATATACTTCCTTCTATACTATCCCTAAAGGCTTCATCCTCTGTAAATGGAAACTGACGTACCACCTCATTAAGTTCAGATGCATCATTCTTTAAAGATTCCCGTTCATTCTTTAAGAAAGTTTTAG